ATGCTTTTATAAAACAAGGGCATGACGCTATATCTTGCGACTTGCTGCCTACTGAATCGCCGGGGCCACATATCCAAGGTGATTTAATTTCAGTGCTTTACCAAGGTTGGGATTTGATTATCGCATTTCCGCCTTGCACGTACCTGACAGGCGCGGCAGCACGGGCGCTAAAAGACCCTGACTTTAAGCGCTATCCGGGCGTCGGCTATCACCAGCGGGTTAAGCCTGGCACGTTAGTTGGTGTGGAACGTAGAGCCGCTAGAATTAACGCCGGTAACTTCGCTCAAAATATATGGGAAGCTTGCGACCGCGTTGTGATTGAGAACCCGCGCGGAGGCCTAACAAAATTTATTCCTTATGCTGACCTGCAAGAAATCCAGCCTTACCAGTTTGGCGAAGACGCAAGCAAGGCCACCTGTCTCCGGCTAAAGAACATACCGCCACTAACACCTACTAGTTACGTAGCCCCAAGGATGGTAAACGGCAAGCAAAGGTGGTCTAACCAGACTGACAGCGGCCAGAACAGGCTCTCGCCTGGACCAGATCGCTGGAAAGATCGTAGTCGTACATATCAAGGGATCGCTGATGCTATGGCAAGCCAATGGGGATAAACTATGACTAACAACATAACAGAAGCAAAATTCAGAAACGATCCAAAACCAGAGCTGCTTAAAACACTCAATACGCTTATTGATCTAGCAAATGAAGGCAAGATCATTTCCATAATCGCTTCGTGCGAAACATTAGATCACAGCGTGCTGACAATATCAAGCCCTATGTTCAATGTATTCGCAGCAATTGGCGGCATTGAGCAATTAAAAAAGGATCTCTTAGAGTAATTACTTCAACCACTCCGAATCCACGTCTCCATCGACGGCGTAGTCAGCCCAGCTGAGTACAGACTTAGGTACTTCAGGGAACACTGAGCTGAAGGGCACTGAGCGCTCTAGCGCGGAGCCCATGCTCGTTCTACCCCGTGCCGCAGTTACCAAGCGCTCTACGTGGTCTGCAGTGGGGCCTAGTACGTCAGAGATCACTGAGCCGCCGTATTGACGCGATTCAATCAAGTCTGGCACCATGCCAAACATGCCGTAGGCTCCTGAGCGGCGTACACCGTCGTTCAGGTAGTCTCTAAGGCCCCAATCTTCTTTCTGGTCGTCGCCTCCGGCACCGTCTGTCAGGGCATCCCGCAGCAGGTCCATGGCGATCATCATCACGACATAACTCGACATGTTCAAGAGTGGGGCGTAGTTACCCTCAGCAGCTTGGGTGTACGCTCTACGCAGCACCTGCTCGTGGTACGTGAAGTAAAATCCCTTCAAGTGGCTGAACAGCATCCAGTTAGGGTCGTTCATCCACGTAGGGCGCTGCGTGGGCGCTGGGCGCAGCACAGACTCATTGACCATACGGTTCAGCGCTTGTTTGACTCGATCGTCTCTAGCCACTTCGTTTAAGTTAGCGTCGGGCGAGTTCAACTGCGCTGCTCTGGCGTCACCTACGGTTCTTTTAGATCCTAACAGGGCATCTACTTCAGCTGCACTAAGCAGCTTGATATTGTCGCCTTCAGTTACTACGTCTTCAGCGACTAGATCCAGTTGTTCTAACTCGGCAATGGCCTTAGCATCTCCGGCCAGCGCTTTCTTAGCTTGTTTGTAAATGAACCTGCGCCCTGTGACCACCGCAGATAGGCGCAGTGTTCTTGTCAAGTGTTCCATACCGTTGTACTTAAAGAACAAGTCATTAACGCGCCGAGCACTACCTGACATCATGTTACCGCCGTAGAACTGGCCTAGAATCTCAAAAGTGGACGAGCGCTCGACAATACCTAGCTCTTCGCCTAGTTTACGTAGTTCAGACAGATCCTCGCCTTTAATACTCCGCTTAGTCTCTCGTATTCCCGCAGCATACCCTTCAAACGCAGCAGCCATATCCCCAGTTCTAAAAAATAGTCCGGCAGCGTCAGCCACATTAGTCATCATGGCCAGCGGAAGGATAATTATGTTCTGGTAAACAACAATAGCGGCCATGGCTTGTCTGAACCGTACCGGGTCGTTAGTAATGGCACGGTCGATATAATATCCCTTGTCATTCTCGACCTTCTTAACTCGCCCGGTTGAGTTATTTAATTTTTTAGATTTGAGCGCAAGCTCAGCAGTTCTAAATGGCTGACCGTCCGTGTCGTACATAGGCTTCATTAACGTGGACTCTAAGGGCTTCATGACCATCTTCCAAAATGGCGATACTTCAAGCCCAACTTTACCTACGGCAGAGTCAGCCATGTTGTCCATCAGCTTTAGAGTCTGAGCATTAGCGCCAAGCGCTGCGGCACGGCGTTTTAAGTTGACTAAGCGTCTACCGTCGTTGCCGAAGGTCCGTGCGTATTCTGCACGTTTAACCAGTTGATCAATGTAAGTGTACATCGTGGTGCCTACATTGGAGCTGAACATGCTGCCGAGCAGTTCTTTAGACGCGGCATCACCATGATCTTCTAAGAATCCAAGCTCACGTTTAAACATCGCTTGGACTACGGGCGCAGTTTCGGCGTCCGTAGGATTCACAGTATCTACTAGCCCGTTGTTTTCAGAAATTATCCCGTTGACAACATGGGTAATGAACTTACGACGCACGCTGTCGTCGAAGTTTTCTACTACGAAGCCTTTTTCTCTGGCTAGGTTCTTCCAGCCGTTTTCAAACTCAGGCTTCATCCAGTCTTCAATAATATCGTCAGCCCGTTGCGCGGTATTAATCGGATCGAAGACCCAGGGTACGTAATTCTGGCCACGGTTTCCTATAGGTACTCCGGCGCTTCGAGCGTAGTTCAACAGCCCACGCATGAGTTTACGAGTGTCGTTACGGGCTTTGATTACGGCAGGGTCTTTAGATTTAATACTTTTTAGCATCCAGTCTTTGTACGCGACTTGCTGCTCAGTGTCTAAGTTCGCTACGATATTGTGGAACTGGCCGTGGTACTTAGCTGCGCTACGCATTTTACGTGCGAACATCGCTTCGCCCCAGCCTTTACTGTCCACGCTGGTGTAGATTAAGTTGGATAAGCGCATCACTGTGGCGTTGCCACTAAACCGGGCTTGCATAGCTTCGCCTATCCAGACATTCAGCATCGGAGTGGTGCGTTCCAAAAACAACGTCACGTTCTGCGCGGCTGCTTGCAGCGTGTTAGGGTTCGCGGTTACTGTTTCGAGCACGAACTGCTTGTTGGGATTAATCAGCAAGTCACTACCGGCGCTACGCAGGAGTTTCATGTACTTAGGAGTAAACACGTCATTTTTATAATCTGCTGCAAGCGAAGCGCGTTCTTTTGCAGACAGGGTATTAAATGCTTCGTTACCACTTATCTCGCCTTTAGATTTAATCACGTCAGCTAACGCCGCGACTAAGTCTGACGACAAGGCGTACATACCAGCACGTAGATTAGAGCCCTTAGCAGCTTCGTTTGCTAATGATGCACGGGTATCTAAATCGCCGTCGTAGATGGCATTGAGTATCTGTTCTGCTTGGTCTGATTTACGCACCTTACCCATGAGCCTATGAGCGGCAGCACTAAGAGTGGCAACTGCCTTACTACTTTTAGGCTCCAACTCAATTAGCCCGGCACGGTGCATCGCAATACCTAGACCGATAAGGTCAAAGTCAGATCTTAAGAACTGTTCGGGCATAATCCCAGCGTCACGTAAGAACTTGATCATTGTTGATCGCACACCTTCGTCCAGCATGGCTGAAGCTATTACGTTACGTTCTTGCGGAGTGAGCTTAGCAATTGCGAAACTACGCATAGCCTCGAAGCCTTCGATAGTGAAGGGGCTTCGTATGGCTCTTTCAGCGTCAGCGATCTCCTCAATAGTGGCATCGTCGGGCAACGATCCGTCGATCGACGCAAGTGCCGGTCCCCGGTCCTTAGCGTCTCGGAATGCCTCTACGTCGTTATTTATGTAATACGACAACTGAGCATCCATTAATGGATTAGGATTGTAGCTATTGCTATCTTTCAGCCCAGTAATTATTTTATCCATCTCACGCTGCATCACCGCTTCGCGGTCAGCTATAAGCATAGATTCATTAATCCAAATTATCACTTTACCGTCTTTAACGAAGTGCAGCGCAGCTACGTACTGCAGGTCTGCTTCGCTAGTAAAGTTATCATCGGACTTATCTAAGAGCACAGTGGCTTCGCTCCAGCGGATTACTCGCACGGAGTTATCAAGCCCTGCGTCACTTAGTTGCTGAGTCAGCCTAGAACCTTCAATGGCTAGTTGCTTAGGCGACGCCATTTCGTTCTGGACAGAATCAATGTCCGAGGGATCAGTTACCCACGGGGGCACTTGCCCCGTTACCGGGGCATAGTAGTACGTGTCATCCGTGCCTGGGAAGTCGGCTTTATTCTGCCCAACCTCCTCCGCTGTGTCTTGTTGGAGTGTGGCCTTCCGCATCTCTTCGAGCATGATGCCCCAGCGCTGCTCGCTGGTCGTGGCTGAAGCCTTAGCTTCTCGGACGCGCTGCTGCTTGAGCTGGGCGTACAGAGCCATCAGTTGAGTGGCCGCTTGGTAACGGCGGGTCAAGTTAGTCCGTATCAGAGCGGCGTCGCCGTCTTCAATGGCCTGTTCCAGCTCCGCCTGCAGCCGCGTCATTTCAGCGCGTAGTCGGTTAGCCTCTACTTCCTGTTCCTCAAGTGCGTCGAGCCGCGCCTGTACCTGCTCAGTCGTAGGTTTATCCCGGCGCTTAAACGCTGGGTCTTTTCGGGCGCTGTGCTGCAGCTTACGGTCGGCTAACAGCTGCCTCAGAACAGGTGTGTCACTACTGTCGAGAGGTCGAGAAGCCAGCATCCTACCGTACAGTCTTTTCAATACACTTGCTACGGACTCAAATACTCTAAGCGCGAGGGAGTTATTCGTCGGTTTAAATCCATCTTCGACAATCATGCGGGCGACGTTATCTGCGAACCACTCACGCGGGTCGAGTACATACTCCTCCGACACTCGTTCCTCTAGCGGTTTGGACTCGGTGGATGAGGCTAACGTGCCTCGTTTCTCACTGAGGATCTTATCCAGCTCCACTCGTCGATCCGGCGCGGCATCTAAACGTGCCTCCATCTCGGATCGCCACTGCCCATACTCTGCGTTAAGTGCGGCCACTTCCTCCTTAGAGGCATTGAGTAGAGTCTCTACTTCGAGTGCGTGGCCTAGTTCATGAACTAAAGTGTGGATGAGTTTTATCTTAGGCGAGCCATCTTTATTGAACATGGCAGCGTTTAGGACAATGACATTATCTTGTGCGTAGTACAGCCCGTTCGTTCCGGGCGGTAGGTCCGAAGAAATCTCTATGGCAGGCGCTGGCATCCCCATGTTTGAGGTGAAGTCACTGACTACGTCCTCCACCCACGTTACGGCGCGTTCCACTGCCTCGGCATCTAAATTCCAGCCCGCTGCCGAAGTCATGCGTGAGCGCTTCAGACTGTTAGGCTGTGAGCTCTGCTTGAGGAAATTATCCATACGCTTCTTAATGAAGGCAGCGCGTTTTTTAACGTCAAAGAACTCACTAAACTCGCCTTGACCTAGCGGCTCATTAGCGAACTCGTCCAAGAAATCAGTTTCAGCGCCCGGCGCAAGTACGTCTCTCGGAGCCAGCACCTTAGCATCAGGGCCTGGCTTCCAAACAGCCAGCTGCCCGCGGGTTTCTTTAATGTAGCCTCGGCTCTCTAAGAAGTCTGCGGCGGCGGCTTCGCCCGTGTTGTACGTGGTGATCCTAGCGTCGGTAACAACAGTAGCGCCAGCGGCTAACGCCGCCTGTAGTTCTGACTGCACAGAGTCACTGAACCCTACCGAGCCGCCCCGGTTCCCCTCCACGGACAAGAACACGGCGTCGTTTGGGCCGTAGCTGCCTGTGTTGGCGCGATCGCCGTAGTAGGCTTTGTACAGGTTAGTCGAAGACCGGCGCGAGCCGTGTCCTACGAACAAGGACGTGCCGCCGTTACGTTCTGCGATGTCTGCGGCCAGCTGTGCTTTAGCTTGGTCCTTGGCTGTAGTTTCGGGGCTACCGATGTCTGGGAATATCGGGACTACGGTTCTTAGCTCCGGCGCGGTCAGTGCTGCACGTTCTACTCGTATGGCCCGCAGCCTGCTGTCTGGCCAGCCTGTTAGTGCTTGGGCCAGCTGCTCCGGCGTTTTAAACTTCTCGTCACTCAGGCGCTCGATACGGCGCTCGAAGTCTTTCTGTATCGTTACAGGCGACTTCCCATCCATAGCGCGTCTCAGCGCGTCACGCTGGTTCTCCATGCTGGTGATCCGCGTACGGACAAGCCTAAGTGCTGAGCGCAGGCTGTTAGCCCAGTCTTGTTTCTCAGCCTTTGAAGCCACGGCTAAATCATCGAGCAGCGCCTGCTCTTTTACTTTAAGCGGCCCCAGCGCTGTCAACATCCTGATATCTGAAGTCAGAGCCTGCACGGAGCGCTGGCTACCGGCTGAGCGCGTAGCGCCACCTAGAGACGTAGCGGCTCCGCCACTCGATCTAAATACTGTGGCGTTCTCGTTCAGCACAGACGCGATGGACGGCACGGCAGCGATCTCAGCGTCGATGGCTGTAGTGTCCCCACCCTGCGCTGCTATCTCGTTGCGCTCATACACGAGCCCTACCAGCGCGTCTTGGCCCTCTGGCGCGTAGCCGTTACGTACGAACAGTTCTGACAGCCCGGCTGCTACAGCCCGGCCTACGTTGTTTATGGATACACCGCCCGAACCACTGCCACTTTCAAACGCTTCGCCCCGCGCTTCGCGCTCACTGTCCGTGCCACCTCTGGACTCGCGATCGACGCGGTTAATCATGGTCTGGGTCAACGCCACTAAATCAACGGCAGCGCGTCGGCCTTGTGGGTCAGCTAAGATAATTTTAGACGGGTCACTTTCAGCGCGTTTTACCGCGGCTGGACTTGTGGTTACGATCTTGCGCTGGCTAAGTTCCCCCGCCGTCAGCCGCTGCGGATCTTGGCCCGTAGCAGCGCCGGGTACACGATCTTCAACCACAGTATCGAACTGGTTCAAGAATGCTACGGCAGCGTTGTAACTGTCCACTAGAGGAGCGTCAGGGTTAATGTTCAGTGCCCGCTCACCACTGACGGCGCGTTCTGGGTTGGCGTCAGACATACGCTGCGCCTCTTCGATAACCTGCTGCTGAATGGCGCTGTTAGTAACGGCTGTATTTGAATCGTCTAGTCCTGCCTGTAGCCGCAACATACGCACAGTGGCGTCGCCCGCAGGCACCGCTCTGAACTGGCCGCTGGAGCCAGTCTGAGTGTTGAGTTTGTCCGCTAGTACCGTCGCTCTGGTCGAAGGGGTATCGTCACGTATGCCTGGAGTCCTCGGTGATAAGAATACTGAGCCCAGCGTAGGACTAGCCTTCAGGCTCCCCATGATATCGGTATCAGTGATTACACCTGCGTCTGCTCTGGCGAATGGGGACAGAGCAGCGATGATCGACGGCTCATTGACTTCCAGAGCGTCGCCGGTAGGTGAAGTCAGTGCGTCTTCCCCGCCCTCGTCCAGCGCATCGAAGCCGGTGTTTTCTTGGTCCGAGTCCATCTCATTACGCAGCTCCTGCATACGGCGCTCGCGCAGCCGCAGCTCCTGCTCCAGAGATACTAATTCCTCGGATTCAGGATCTAGTCCATCACGTTCAGCTGCGGCTCGGCGCTCTTCGAGCAGCGTGTACAGCCGGTCGATCTGGAAATCTTCAGTCTGTGCGGATACTTCACGCGCCACTTTGAGCAGCTCACTCGATGAGATGTCGATGTTGTAGCGGTCAGCCAAGTAGTCAGCTGCGGCTTCGGCGCGTGTGGTCTCCACTCCTTCGACTTCTATTACTTCGTCGCCGTTGCCATTAGGGTCGAGCAGCGTACGTAGTGCCGTGCCGACCTCCAGTGCTACATTGAAGTCGTCACTGCCGATTAATTCTGCAGCTAAGTCATCTGCGGTAATGCCTTGCGCCGCTCCTAGTGACTCCATCACTATATTGCCTAGTGTTTGAGTCTGGCCTTGGTCGAACCGCTCGGACGGCGAGCGCGGGTCTGGCTCTCCGCTTTCAGCGCGTAGGCGCTTAGCTGTTTCTAACCGGCGCTGATTTAAGCGGTCTTTGACTTTCGATACTGCGCCGCCCTCATTATCGAATTTAATGGACGTCACGCCACCTAGAGCGCCACCGACGATAGCACCAGCGATGCCTTCCTCGATGTACTGGGCGATGGCCTCGTCCGAGAACAGCTCCACGTTATCGTTGACCATCTTGTGCGCGGCTTTCATAGCGATGCCCTGAGCCACTTCGGTACTGGCCTCCAGCACTGCCTGGCTTGCGCCACCGGCTACGACGTTAAACACGTTGCTGGACTTCAACTCGCGCATAATGCCGCTACGGGCTACGCCTCCAAGCCCCATTCGCTCGAATACGGTCAAGATAGGCAGTGCCTCGAAACCTGCTGTAGCAAGTGCGCCACCTCCGGCGGCAATGGCTCGGTCTCGTACGCTCCGGCCACCCTCTTCATCTAGCAGGATATCAACTGCCTCGCCACTTTGTAGCCCGAAACCAGCGGCGTACGAGCCAGTGGCCATGCCGCGCCGCATCGAGCGGTTGAGCAGGGCTTTCTTAGCGGAGCCCATGGCGGCTTTGGTCGGCGCAACGATGGCGCGGCCAGCCGTTTTATCCCTAGCTTTCTTCAGCGCGTAGCGCCTAGCTGCTGTGGATGTAGTCCTGTTGAGAGCGACTGCGCCAGCGCCTCGCACTGCTACGCCGCCGATGCCAGCTGATGCGATCATGGAGGCCATGACAGGAGCCTGGCTACCTAGTATTCCTGCTACGTAGGAGCCTACGCCCGCCCGCCCTGCTGCTACGTCTGCTGCGGTGGTCTGTGGCCCCAGTGCTGCGCCTCGCGCTTGGATCTGCGCGGCTCGCTCTGCGTTGCCAATAGCGCCTTCCTCATTACCGGCGACGCCTTGGATAATAGAAGTCACGGCAGGTATGGTGGCCCGCATCGTGTTCATGCCTTGGTCTAAGCCCCGCATAAAGGAGTTCTTACCCCGGCGTATAGAAGCCAGCGCCGTATCGTTCTGGTCAACAAGGCCTGACAACGACATCGTGTTGGGCCTGTCGCCCGTGATTGATAAGTCTCTGAGCTGGCTACGCGGCGCTGGAGGCGCTGGAGGAGTCAGCAGCTCGCTCTTCACGTCTTCAATGATCGAAGCAGCCTCGGTGGGCTGCTTAGATTTCAGAGTAATCGGCTCTTCGGCGCGGGGTAAGTCACTCGGCTTATCTTCGTCGAGTGTACCTCTCAGGTTAATTTTATCGACCACCGCCGCCACCTCGCGTTAAGGACTGAGCATCTGCCTCTTCATTCTGTTCTCTTAGCTGGCGGAGCTTAGCCCCCCTTATGCTTGGCCCACTCTCTGATTTAGCCCTCTCACCTGCCGCAGCAATCCTATCACGTAGATTTGCAGCTATCCGCTGGGCATCAGCTTCGGCCTGCTCGGCTTCGGCCTGCTGGTCGAGAACCTGCTGTTCCTGTTGGGTAAACGATACAGTAGACTCGCCTTCCTTGATACCAAACTGCTCACGCTGCTCCGCCGTCAGCTCATTCCCGGCAGCTACGAAGTCCATCACTTCCTGTTTCTGCGCGGCGCTCTTGGCAAAGCCTTGGCGGGCTCTACCAGCGATGTTCTCTAGCTGCGCCCGGTACTGTTCTGGGATACGACCAGTGTCTACTTGACCGCCTGATATATCCTCAAACTTTCTCTGGCCTGGATTCAGCGCCATACGCTCGACTAACGCCAGCATCGGTTCAGGACCTTGGTTATTAATACCTTCCTGCCCAAATATAGTATCGAAGCCTTCAACGTTACCGGATAATGCAGTCAATAGGCCTATGTCCTCAGAAGTAGCGTCGAATGGAATAGCACCGGAAGCAAAGGCTCTGGCAGTAGCGGCCACTGCTACTGGATTAAGTCCGGGTCCTTCTGGATCTCCAGATAAATCATTCGCTACTGTATTGCCAAATTCTACCGCCCCTGCATTAAATGCTTGGGAGCCCGGCTGATTAGCTGGCCCGTTTCGGAGTGAGTCAGCTATAGCCTCTTGACGGTCTGTTCCGGCTCTGAAGCGGTCGATCTGGTTCCGCGCTTCGTCACGGGTCGTGGTATTGATCGTATTCCCGGCTTCGGGAGTAACAGCGCCACTTGCCACGTCTCTTGGTAAATTACGTAGCGTGGTAGCTCGGTCTTGTAACTGGTTGCCAGCAATCCTAGCGCTGTCGCGTTCTGGGTCAGCGATGATCTTCTGATCGACGCCCCGCTGGATCGAAGCATTGTCGAATGTAGGTACGCCGTCCGCGTTAGTGCTTGAGGCCAAGCCTGCATTTGGAACTGGTTGGGTAGTATCTGGAGCCTGACCAGAGCCTAGGCGCAAGCGCTCCCCGAAAGAGTTGAACGGGAGCGCTTTAGCATTCCCACCTAAGTCGATCGCGCCACCAGCATTTCTTCTGGCTTCACGGGCTTGACGTAAGCCCCCTTCCATCCCCGGACTGATCGTGGAATCAGGTCTTATATTCATCAGCTCCTCTTCTTTTTCAGGGCTGATAGGAGTCGTAGACCGTAGCCCACCCATAAGCTCCTTACGGGCGGCTTGCCGCGTAGGGTTAGGCTTACGCAGCTGCTGCGATGCGACTGGCGCGGGGTCCCGTAAACCGGGCGGTTGGTTTCTGCGATCTACCATGACTCAATCCTCTTCAGAAAATCTATCTCGTCTGCGCCTTAGTATACTACCTGGACGCGCATCGAGCGTATTGTACAAAACGCCACGCTCCGGCCTGTCCTCCTTAGCTACTCTGGAACGGAGCAGGTTATCTAACCCCCGCTTACGACGCTCCTCGTATTTAGCCATGGGGTCGAACTTAGTCACCGGGCCACGGAGGCGCGAGTTGCCGCTACTAAAGCCCGGCTGCTGTTTAGCAGCATCATCGCCTTTCGGCCTGTTCAAATTAGCCAAGCCTGTTTTACGTCGCTCTTCGTATTTAGCCATGGGGTCGAATGAGGTTTTTGGTCCGCCTCTTCTGTTCCTACGGTCGAAGATACTATCAGTCATAGTTACCTACTCTCGTTGACGTTGAAACTCTGACTCCAGCTGTTCGATGCGCTGCCAGACTCACTGATGTTAGCCGACGCACTTACGGCGCTGAAGGACGAAGCAGCCAGCTGACTAGCGGCCTGTGCTGCGCCACGTAGAGACTCGACCGCCTGATTAGTCAGTGCGATGCTCTGCTGTACTTGGAGCGACGCTTCGGCCAATGACGCTTCGGACAAGGCTCTTGACGCTTCAAGCGCGGCTTGGAACTGTCGAGTATTAGCGTCAGCCTCAGAGGCACTGATCTGGCCATCTGCTGAGTAAATAGATGCCTCGGCATCGAACACCGTAGCGATTGACCGGGCGCGAGTGGCTTCGGCTTCGATCTGAGCTTGAACACCTGCGATGACAGCGCGGTAGTTATCAGCCACGAGTGACTGCTGCTCCAGCTGTAGGCGCGGTACGATGGCCTGAGCGTTGGCTCCTTCGGCAAACGCTTGGGTACGCGCCACGAAGGCTTGGGTCTCAGCACGGTATGCCTCGACTTTACCCAGCTCACCACGGATCTGCTCACCCCATGCTCTGAACTCTGATTCTTTGGCTTGGACCTCTGAATTAAAAGCGTCGATCGTAGAGGCGTAAGCGCGGATCGTACTCTCATTAGTCTGTGCCACAACCCGCGCACTTTCCAGCTGCAGGTTATAGATTGAAATTATCGTGTTCACTGCTTCGATCTGGGTGCGGTACAGGTCGATGCGCTGCTGGTTAATCTCACCTTTCAATCGTTCAGCCTCGATCTGAGCGCGGAACACCTCGACCTTAGACAGCTCAGCTCTGATCAAGCTCTCGAATACCTCAGCGTCAATCCTGAATGCTTGGATCTCTGCATTAAATATCTCGACGCGGGCGCGGAAAATATTCAGCACCAGATCACGGACGGCGATGGCCGCTTGGAGCTGCAGCTCTTCAGCTTGGAAGTGGAGCTGGCCGTACAGACTCTCAGCTGCGATGCCCTGCTGGACGGCGAAGCGTAAGTTCTCGACTTCGACCTCATGGATACGGATCATAATCTCGCGGTTCGTGCCGCTCTTGTTGGCACGGTTCTCTTGGCGAGCGCGACGTACTCTGGCCTCTTCCATACCGGACGGTAGAGTGAATCCTCGCGCTGCGTGTTCTGCGCGGATAGTATCTATGGCCTGCTGGCTGATCTGGTCTTCGCGGTCATTGACCCGACCAAACAGCGCCTGTTCAATAGCTGGGGGTAGCCCCGTACCGCCTTGGAGCATACGCGACACTTCAGTGGTGACTTCGTTAAGTATCGTCGGCGTAAACTGAGTGTACTGGTACTCAAAATCACCATCAGGCACGTCTACGTCAAACGTAGGCCGCACCGCGTCGAATATGGGCTGGATAATGTCCGGCGCTGCGGGTAAGTTCAGCTGCTCGAACGTAGGCAGCTGGGGCAGCAGGATATCGGGTGAGTCAGGAATTTCTACCGGCAGTAGTGACGGCGCTGGCGGCGGTGTCTTAGCAAACGGCTGTGGCCGACCGCTGAAGTCTAGGATCGGCGCGTCCTTGTCAAACGGCGCGGGCAGATCCCCGAAGTCGGGTATGGTGATCCCAGTCAGCGAGGGAGCTGACGGTATGTTCACGTTAAAGTCAAAGATGCCGGGGGCGTTGGGCCTGTCGGGACGGGCGAAGCCAGTGAGCAGCGCCGTAGGCACAGTAAACGACGTGTCGAAGGCCACAGCTGTAGGTGTGAAGTCGGCCAGTTGCCCGACGAGCCCTAGTGCCGTACTGAACGATTGACTGCCGTAGTTCTGTGCCTGGGCAAACGCTTGTGAGACCGTGGCGTTAGCACCGACTGATGTAATTGGGGGCGAAAAACTCATTGCCGGATTCTCCTAGATAGGACTTCGTACAGTATGGTCACGTCTTCGATATCGAAGTCTTCACCATCTTGGTTAGCTAGTTCAAACTGCCAGTAGGTAGAGCGTAGACCGCGCTGCGGTGTAAAGCGCCCGGTGTGCATACCTGCGTGAGCGCCCATCTTCTCCTTATACCAGTATTCATGGAGCTCACCGGCTTTCTCTACTGTCACTTTCAATACTAACACGCCGTCGCTGTTTTTCCCAACGTACACGGCCTTGCAGTCCTTGATGGCGCGGCGTCGGAACGATGTCAGCTTAGTCTTGATGCTGGCTTGGATAGGGTCGCCTGCGTCGTCGTCGCCTTCAAGTAAGTAGATGCCATCCGCCGCCGTTGCATAAGGTTTGCCGTTGTGCATAACAAGGCTATTGAACGGATAGTTAGAATATTCGGTAAACGCTGCGCTGTCCGTAGCGAAGACCCAGCCCTGATAGACATCGTCTCCCAGCTTGAAGATTGCTTGGCACTCCATAGCGTCGAACAAGTCCATGCGGAGCGTAGCTAAGCTGTCGAGCGAGTCCTCCATGCTGGCCGACGAGAACAGGGCCATGCTGATGCTCTGGCTCGAAGTAAACTCCGCTGCCATGCCCATCGTGGACACGGCGTCTACTACGGCTGTGTAGCGGCGCTCGAACGCTGCTGACAGCTCCATCGTAGATACTGAGTCTAAGTTCCTGCCGTACGCGGTGAGGCTGGTCAAGGTCATGGCTGACGCTAGGTCAACAGCGAACGCTACGGAGTCCGTGTAGGACCCCAGCATAGCCAGCGTGGACAGGAACGCCATGTTCTTGGAGTGGTTAATCTCCATCGAGCCTGCCATGCCTAGCGTAGACATAAGCTGCATGATGTGGACGATACGGACTTCGTCCGACAGTTCCATAACATCTCGGAAATCCATCTGTCCTACGATCGACGTAACTACACTGTCAGTGAACCTCATGCGGGACACGAAGTTTGATATGAGGTCGATGGCGATTGCGTCAGACATCGCTAAAGTGCTGCGGAGCGCGAACCCGGACAAGACTGGGTCCGGCATAGTAGCCCCCAGCCCCATGGTTGAGGATGAATCTAACCAGTCGGGCTTCATATCGTAGGACGCCGCCAGCTCCATCGTGGATTGTAGATCCAGCCTGATACCCAGATCCTCCAGCGTATTAGCGGAGATCGGTCCTGAGCTAATCGGTCCTGAGCTAATAGCCACGCTACACAGGCTCCATGTAGGTAACGGTAGTCTTTGCCGTCCAGTCGATGTTAGTAGTCGCAAGCCCTGTTACTTGGACGCGCGTGAAGTTGCCAGAGAACACTACTGCCGCCGTCGCAGAAGATAGTGCCGCGTCTTCAGCTTCGACCGTCGTAGAGATCGTACCCACGAGAGCTTCGCCCGAACCATTGTCTCGTGTAGCCGCTCTGATCGTAATTACCTTACTGGGGAACGGCGCTGAGCCTGAAGTGCGTTGGGCAAGCACGACCACCTCGACAAACATAATGAACCGGGACGTCGTAGAAGCACTGAATGCTGCCACGTCGGCAGTGGTGGCATTAGTTGTCTGGGCGCGTTTAATGCTAGTTTCAGTATGGCAGCGGCCCTCCCCTAACTGCCCCGTTACGGCATTAGCTGGGGCTTGCACACAGGGAAATACGTATCCAGATGGTATAACAACTCCCTGCAGTCGGTTGATTGACTCTATGGATAATGGAAAGCCACTATCATGTTCCACTTCCAGGTAGCCTTTGGATACGAGCAGGGCTGGATCTACTAGGGTGATGGTTCGGTTAGCTGCAGTGCCAAAATCCACTCTGGCCCCATCGTTACTGGATGCTAGGGTCTGGCTGCTCCCGCGATCCCAGTTCGCGTTAGTACTACTTCCCGAAGTAAATTGTTCAAGGAATAGCCCTAACTCCCAATCCCCTGTGGCTTCGTCTTCAATAAGGAATGGCCACAGAGAAGCGCCTGGCTCTGTAGTATCGGAGGGGATTAGAAAACCGTCAACCCTTGTGTTTTCTACGTCGAAACTGGGCGGGTTGATCGTGCCCGCAGTACCGCCCACTTCGGAAACAAATTTTATCCGGTCATGAATTGCTATTCTTGAAGTTGCCATAGTCTTATCCTCTAAAAAACACCTAACTCATTGTAATCGAAATTTGCACTTAAGCTAAGAATTTTACGCGGTCGTAGAAGGGTACTTTTATATTAGCCATGGTATTGAGTCCTAGTGTGTCGGTATTATACGTTCTTGACGGAGTAGGCAAAAGCGCCTGTAGGGAATACTATCGGTTCTAAGCTCTGGTCGCCTATCTGGTATTCAGTGTAGTTATCGAAACCGATTGTACTGTTGCTATACAAAACCACAAAAAAATCCCTGTTGAAACAGGCTGCGGCCTGCGCGTTCTGGGTGGCTAGTCGGCGTATACCACTCCCTATAAAACTGGATCGGCCCCCAGTTGTAAGTGCGTTTATTGCGTTTGGAGTAGTAGTTTTTTGTACGAGCCCCGTATCCAAGCCCTGGAAATCAACCACATCATCAGAGAAGGTACTTGTAGAGGACGGTTCCCTAGAAGTAGGGGGTATTCCATCGCTTCTAATCCGTGTAGTGAATACGCTAGGGAATGTAACAACTTGATTAAATCCCGGCCCGGATGACTCCACATCCGCATTATCCTCGCGTATGAACTTCAGTTTTCGGGAAGCTGCTGTAGAGGACGCCCGGCCTGACGAGCTACCTCCAACTCTGCCTGAAAACGTAGCGAAGTTAAAGTTGGGCTGTGCTATCGCGTCGGAGGTGGGTAAGACCGCGGTTGAGTTCTCCTCTTGTGATCTATCAGAGGACCGTACCGCTGTCTCAGTGGCCAGAAACTCCCGCCGCAGATCTACATGTGTGATTCTGGAGTATTGGGCATTACCATCTTCCATAGACAAGCGTCTATTATTAATTTCAGTAAAACCCAATGTGGGGGTATCCGGTGGATTAACTATTGTTGGGTCGTACCGGAAGAATCTATTATTTACTACTAAGGCATCGAACTCCTCATCTAAGATTACGGGATCAGAGACCCATGCCTCTTCGCCATCCAGCACGAGTGAAAGCCTGGGATACGTGATCTTCAAGGAGTAGTCTGTTGAAGTAGTCGCAGCTGTGTCACTTTGAATACCCGGTACCCCGTACCTGGGGTCTTCGTCAGGGTCTGTCGTGAGTGGGTGTATGCTGGCGGAAGTGCCAGACGAAGTAAAACTCAAGGACATATCGGCTTCTGGCTCCATAACTTTGATTTCCAGCCTCTGCTCCACGCCAGCGGGGGAGTAGTCCACACAAACTAGACGCATATCTGATGGAGTGGCCCAGCTCACTCCCGCATCTGCGCTTACATCGTTAAATTCTGAGCTCACTAGAGTAACGGTAGAGTTGCTTGCGCTGGTAGCGAATGCCGAGAAATTTGAAGAAGACGAGTTTTGTATGCGTATTTTCGGAGAAAATTCATAGGACATTGGCTTACTAAACCCGCCCAGACTCAACGAGCCGCTAGAGTATCTCAGTTCTACCCAGGCCTCCTCGTCTTTAGAGTTGCTGTCGAGCTCGTCTAAGTTGTCCAGCACTACTGCTGCTGATGTCCCACTGGGATTAAAAAACGCGGGAGATCTAGGGAGGAAGTCCATGCCATTCTGAGTGCGGGATACTGAGCTGCCTATGGAGGGTGGGTCGGACGTGCCTAATTGTTTAGTCAGGACTCTGTAAGCTACTGAGTCCATCGCTATCACCACTAGGGTACTGGCATCTAGTAAGGCCGCGCCCAGCACGGAATACCCTGGAAATTCCGCCAAAACCTTACCTGCCTGGTATACATTTGGGCCGAAAGTAGTCAGTCCACTATCTATAGGCACGACTCCCCGCGACAAAGGGCCATCCCAGCTTATGGTCCCAAGTTCTTCCGACTGCCAATCCAAAGCTCCGGCTTCTATTTTGCTAGGGAACAGCGTACCTATGTAGCTGGGTATGGCTAAGCTAGTAGTTACTAAGCCGCCTGCATCCTCAATGTTGGAGAATGCCGAAAAGGTTAAACCGCCCGAGTTCCTAGCTGCAGTGAATAATACGTCAGTATCTGATGAGAACTGCCATACGATGCCAGACGGCAGCTGGATATCCTCGCTGAAAGTAGGGGTTCCCGTGGGGTATATGCGTATCTGTAGTATCGGTTGCCCACCGAAATTGTCCGTTACGTATGCCTCGTAGTAAGAGTTGTCTACGAAACGTCCTATCCTACTAGCGGTATTGAGACTACTCGACTGGACTTCAGATACTAAACCACCGAGTACGACTCGGCCTTGGTTACGTAGCCAGGCAAGGCGGGAGTCACTCAGAGTGTCCTCCCCCTGCACTGTTATCCTAGCTGGTCCTGTCCAGCGGCCCATTGTTAGCTGGCGTCGTTCAGCACGATCGTGTAGCTCAGGGTGATCTCGTCACCATCCACTAGGTTTTCTCGCGCTGCTGAAGCTCTAGCTGCGGCAACTAACACGCCGGAGGTGGCGCTCTTAGCGGAGCTGGATAGAAGCGCAGCACCCCAGATCGTAGTTTGAGCCGCGCCGCCGATCGTGAATGTGGCCCGAGAAGCTACGTTCGAGATACCAAAAGCGCTGACCGCGCCTACGTCCCATTCTTGCCGTGCAGCTTCGTCGTAGTTCGTAAACTCTGTGGCGCTGGAGGTGAAGTTAGCTGCCGTCCATGAAGCCGCTGGAGTCACGTTACCCGCGTACGGTGCGATGTAGTAAGTGCCGATCTTAGCTGTCGCACCGAACAACTGCTCAAGTGCGCTGGTTCGGAACTGGTTCACGATCGTGTTATTGAAGGACTGCTCGTCTTGTCCGTTTACAGCCATTGTAAATACCCCACCTAAAGCCAGCTTAGATTTGGGGAAGACGATACCGTTCTTGCTCTGCTCAAAGTCGTTGTTAGCTAAGGCCCGACTAAGTTCTCGCTTTAACTTATTCATATCTCTACTCCATTCCGATGTACTGTAATTTCAACTGAATCACTGAAGCTCAAAGCCGAGTCCCCAGCAGGGTTTTTCATAATGGACACAATCTGCTTAGATCCGTCCCGCTGTATCTGAGCCATGACCGCGCTTTCTGCTGCCGAAGTAGAGAACTCCATGTCCCGTACAATCTCGGCTGAGCCGTCAGGCATACCTATAATCATAACGCCTTCGACTGTCCACCACAAGACCAGCGTACGGCCTTGATACTTGTCGTTTATGTACCCACCGTCGATCTCGATGGCTGCGCGGTCGATGGCCGTAGCAGATACCCACGAACGGGTGAAGTTTTGAGGGTCTTCGCCGGAGTAGTAATAGACTCCTTCAGCGCATCCTACGAACAGCCCGCCTTCGCCCGCCTGGAGCATGTTTATTTCACTGGCCTCGACAAAATACCCTTCGGTACTGTCGTAGGACCAGAAGTGCATCGGGCGCGAGACAAATGCTGTTCGCCCCACCGCTCTAAACATAGTCCCATTGTGTATGGCTGCTAGGGAGCTGGGGGGCATCTTCTGGGTGAACTGAGTGATTAGCTGCCGCTGCGGGGGTAAGTTCCCGACAACTGCTGTAGTTACGCCCGGCGCTACGGACCTACGGAAATACAGAGTCTGCCCGTTAGGGTCAGAAGCGTAGATGTTTACTGCTGTGATACCCGGTGCTTGTGGGATGTTGGTAAGCTCGATTCCCTGCCCCTGAACCACGTCGATGTACGAAGCCTCACCTGTCCCTGATTCTAAGCCATCGCGCTGATGTGTAACAGCGACCATGACGTGCCCGGAGTTCATCCCGCCGTTGGGGGAGACTGCCACGACGGGTTGGGCTTGTACGTCTTGGATGCCAAATTCAGTGGTAGCGCCATCCATATAGACCATACCGTCCATATTGTCAGCCGACCACACTACATAATCATTAATCCTGACGTAACTGACTAGCCCGATTAGGCCCGTAGCTACGGTCGTCGGCGTACCTTCGGGGTTGGCCCACTGTTTGAGCTCCCCGTTCTCGACCGCCAGTAGCGATCGACCTAAAGAAAACAGAGAGTGCATGGCCGCGCCGTCGTAGACCTTGCGGTAGCCCTGTCTGCGACGGGGTTTCCCCTCGTTTATGAGATCTACGTTACGGGCTTCGCGTAAGGAAGTGCCGGGAGCCTGGTCTTTACGGCTTACGTTATTAATGCCGTCAGGCCAGCCAGGGAATCTGAAATCTGACATTAGAGGCCCCCGTATACTATCTGGCCGGGGGTTCTAGTCCGGCGCGTTATCTCAGCCTTGGTCTGCTGCTTAGAGCTCTCAAACATGGCTGCATAGCGGGCGGCTTGGTCGGGGCTGTACACGTCGGCGTCCTGCTTCAAATAAGCCTCGCGCATCATACCGGCCAGCAGCATACGGATATGACGCTGCTTCCTGATATCAAGCGAGTCATTGAAGTCACATACCTCACTGGCCTCTAGGTACGCTGGTAGGAGTAGTTCGTCATCCATCGTAGGCGTAGGGTATAGGCGCAGTTCCCCAGAAGTGTGGTCAAACGTATACACCCGCGGTACGCCGGGGGAGCCATTCATAAATAAATTAGTAGTCGCCCGCTGGCCATAGTCATCGACCACCATAGCCTCGTTGATATTGCGCTCGCACACGGTAACGCCGTGATTGACCAGCGTAGCTTGTTCGTAGCGAGGTTCGATTATGCTCTCAGGTACAACTACGACAGGGTCGCCCGCGACGACTGTTAGGGGCACTACCCCGCGCTTATATCTGGTGTCACGGACAAATTCTTCGTGGGCAATGTTGATGTAATCTAATACGTCAAGATCAGACCAAAGAAGACCCGACTGATCAGTCGGGTCTATGTCTTTATCGTCTACCGCAGCCCTAAAACGGGTTTTGAGGTAGTCCAGAGCTTCTCTGGACATTGTTACGCGCCTTTAGCTGGCAGTTCGCCTGCCTCACGCATGGCGGCTACAACTTCATCGCGTACGCTTACGGTAATGTCCTCAGATAATACGGCATTGAGCACGTTCATCTTGGGCAGGCCGTCAGCGGTCAATGTACCATCTTTCTTTTCGGCTACGATGACTGCGATCGCAGAACGCACATCGACATTACCGGGCGATACTTTTGTATCTTCCTTGGCCGTTTCCGTAGCGTATTCGCTGGAATCTACCTCTTCTACATTAGTGATATCACCCACTTCCGTATGCCGAATCAACGTGGATTGCATAGTCGCTCGATTAGTTTCTGGTACGTCGGCTGACAAGTCGCGGAAACGCTTTACCTGTCTTGCGCCATACTTCTCGCATTCGGCTACCATGGATGGGGGGACGAAACGCTCTTCCCCCGCTAGGAATTGAATTGTGTGTCCTGAGCTACCAGAAACAGTGAAACTGCCCGGCGCTTTCATAATTGCAGCTTTGACTTTCATAATAAGACTTCCTCAATGGGTTTTGAAAAGGGGGGGCATGAGCCCCCTCTTTGTTTACACGGTTTCAGTAGCCCGGTTCTCACGCAGGCACGTAAACTCGATAACTAACTCACCTGCCGTGGCGGCAGTACCAGCCTCAGCAAATACCAGAGCGAGCTTATCGGGAGCGCCATAAACAGTCCCATCCAGCGTAAACGCTGTCCGGCCTGCTGTGGCGAGATCCACTCCATCAAGGTAACGGTCTGCGGTGTCTGAATCACCTAGATCCACCGTAGCTGATGTGCCGGAGTCCCATGGAGTTACTACAGTGATTGAACCACCTGTAATAACTTCGCCGTGGAGTACCTGAGCCAGCTCATAACCATCGACTACTTGCGCGAAGGTCAACCGAATAACATCACCCAGAGGCCACTGTCGTACATTTCTTAACGTATTCATTAGATGTATCCTCCTTAGAGTGCTGTGTCAATTACGAATGAGCCAAAGTCTTCGAGTAAGCCTGAGTCTACGCCTTTGAACTGCGGACGTAGGAGGCCACACATCTTACCTGCTGAAATGCCAGGCTTGTTCTCAAAGTCAAACTCTTTCTCGACCCATTTTGGTCGTCCAATATCGGCTTTAGCAAGCGCCTGAGCACCAGCTACGATAATGCGCTGTCCATCCACTGCGCCACCAGCGCCCCACTTACTGCCTGCGGGAGCGTTACGGTTGTTAAACGTCATCTTGTGCGGGTAGATGGCAATGCCGTCTAGCCAGATAACATCAGTGCCCTTGAACAGCGGGTTATCTGCTGAACGGGGTAGCGCATCCTTGTAAGCCGCTTTGAAATCAGGGTCCATCTTCAGCGCTTTGATACCGTCCGGGGTCATGAACATGTTGAAGTGTTCGATGCCGCCTTTAGAGTAAATTGGCTGCAGGTAGGAGTTCTCGGCTGCGGTCTTAGCGGCCAACACCATTTCATACGTAGGTGTATCGGCTGCTACGATGTTTGCGTTACCGAAACCAGCTTGCCCTGCGCGGAGTAGCCCGTTGGTGGCATCCCACTGGAATTGGCGGTTAGCTGTAAGAGGCTTAGCAGCATCAGCAGCGAACTTCAGCAACTGTAACTGAGAGCTCAATGGGTTCTGGGCGGTGGTGCCTCGTAAAGCGCCTCGCGTGGTGTAAGCATATGAAATGCCTGACAAGTGCAAGAACGCCATTTGATCCCAGCGGTTAGCCAGCCAGTAAGCTAGTTTGTCCCGTGACTGCAAGCGGAAATTTACTACGCTACGCTGGTTAGCCATCGCGCCTTCGTGAAGGACAGCGTGGCGGAGTTGATCAACGTCGATCACTTGGTCGGAACTGGTCATCGCCTCTTCGTTACCTTCCAGAGTACGGTCGCCAGCTACGCCATCACCTTCGAGATCATGGATAAGTGTAATTACCGCCCGAGCACCTTTTTCGGTCTGCTTCAGCTCAGTAATGCGCTGGATCATGTTAGTAGCTTCGGTGCCCTCGAACTTAGCAGTGAAAGACCGATCGCGGGCTTGCTTCCACACGCCCATTGACCAAATTGTCTTTTCTTCTTCCGTCTGATTAGCAAAATTAGTAAACATTTTGGAATACCTCTTAAAAATAGATGATTTATTGGTTTCCCGTTCTTCGCTAACGGTGAGCGTTTATCATGTATTTTTTTCGAGACTGCTCTCGCTCCAAACTGTCGCGTCTGGCGGTCGGTATCAGTGTTTAATGAGACTGCTCTCAAACCGTTTATCGCAACGATGGGCGGAATCAGTATTTATTGAGACTGCTCTCAGATTTATAGGCGGAGTATACCGCACTCCGCCTATAAAATGCAAACGGCTAAACTGAGGGTAAGTGGTCGCCGCGATATTTGGACTTCAACTTCTCGTCCATTTTCTCGTAGTCCTCCATCGACATGTTGAGAATATCTACGTCATCTTCTGTATCCAATGCCGCTCTCTTATTATCCACCCTAGCCGGTTGGGAAGTAGCGACCTTCTTATTACGGGTTGTATTCGTAGTGCGCTTCTTACCAGACAGCGATGGTTTTTCGTCATCAGCTTCTAAGTCCGGCATATCCAACTGAAATTTGACGCGAGTGTATTCAAACGCTTTGAGCATGGCTTCTACTCTGCCCCGCCCAGCTTTCATGAAGTCCTGGGATAGTTCCAGCGTCTCGCGCACTAATGGCTCGTTGAAGTTGTCCGAAGATGAATCGAACTGGGTGTAGTCCGCTTCGATCCGGTCTACCAAACTGTCAAATTTTGTATCCTCAATAGCTTGGTCTCGCGCAGTCCTAGTAGCCTCGCTGATACGGATCTCAGTCAGATCGCGGTTTAGCTTGGACTCTTCGGTCCGCAGCTTGGAAATTTTTTCTGAGTCAGCATCAACTAAGGCGCCTGTAAGCTCAGTGCTTAATGCGTCTAAGCGGTCGTTGATGGTTTTGACCTGGTCTGAAGTATCTGCCGGTGCCGCACTGTCGATTTTGCCGAAGCGCCGCTCGTACTCAGCTACCTTCTTCACCGCGTCTTTCTTCTGCTTAGTTATCTCATTAATGCGGGATTGAGGTATGCGGATCGAGTTGGCTTTCTTGGCTGGTTTGGCGTCGTCATCCGTGGCGTCGTCATCCGTGGTGTCGTCATCCGTGGTGTCGTCATCCGTGGTGTCGTCGTCCGTGGTGTCGTCATCCGTGGTGTCGTCATCCGTGGTGTCGTCATCCGTGGTGTCGTCATCCGTGGTGTCGTCGTCCGTGGTGTCGTCATCCGTGGTGTCGTCGTCCGTGGTGTCGTCGTCCGTAGGTAGGAAGTCGCCTCTTAACTTAGGGTCGTCTACGAAATTCTCCAGCGCTTCAGCGTCTGCGTTCCCTACTTCGATGCCATCTACTTTCATAATCACTGCTCCGTGGTTTGTTCAGGTTGTGCGCCTTCTTGCTGCGCGGGTACGGCGGCGCTCTCTTCCTGCCTAGCGTCGTCTAGTAAAGTCTTCATTTCGTCCGCCCTCTGCGCTCTGGATCTTATATCTACGACAGCAGCGTCATTGGCTTCCTTAACATCCAACATGCGGGCTCTCAGCATGAGATCCATCTCCTCTCGGACGGATAAATTCCCGCCTTCAATCTCGCTCATCACTTTGCGGGCTCTGGCTTCGGACAATGTGGCCTGGGCGATGCGGTTACGTACATCGGCCTGCTTCAGCTCCATTTCCAACTTCGCCATCTCCTGCTGGGCCTGCCGCTCCTCCTCAGTCGGAGTATCCGTACCTGAAGCCTTACGAAGCTCTTCAGCCAGTTCCTCTTTCCGGCTAAACGAGCTGTGCTCCACAAACATGTACGTAGGGACGGTAATGCCTAGTTTCTGAAGTTCGATCAGTTCGTTGAACTGCTGATTGTCGAATGTATCCCGGACGGCTGTGGAAGTGATCACTACGTTGTAATCACCTTCGGTAATGTCATTCACTACCTCGCCGGTTTCCTCGTCCACTTGGTTCAATGTAATGTGTTCTGTTTGAGCATTGATGCCGCGAGACGTTATTGATATAACGCGCTCGTCATCATAAAACCGCTTTATCAGCTTTAATATCCGCGCAGCCAGTAACTCATGTGTCAGAGACAAGTTAGTCAGGTGGGGCGTAAATGCTGTGAGGGATGCTTGTCTGCGAGCGCCAATGGCTTTACCCGCGACATCAGCTCTCGCAACTCCACGGGTTTCGTCCTGGATGCCTGAGATAGAACCCAGATCTTCATCCGCTTTGTTAGATATGCGATCCAGCCCGGTGGGGATCTTAACTGGCTCGATCCTAGTAATGTCGTCGGAGCTGTCATTGTACTCAATGACCAAGCCAGTCATTGAACCGCGCTGCTCCAGATCGGAGGTGTTCATGTTAGTTAGAGAGCCGGTTTTTACCTTCCAACCACTGTTGGACGTGCCGTTCACGATATGCAGCTCTTGCGACCGCAACTTGTTGTAATTGCGCTGCGGGTCGATCAAGTCTTCTACTGCGCCCGATGTCTTACCTCTGAGAAAGAACGGGAAGAACGGTACGATCGTAAAATGGTCGTAAGGGCTTAACTTGTCGTGGAGTAATGCGCTGCCAGTGGATACGGTCCAGCGAATTACTTTAGCGTCCTTCTTCACCACTTTGAGTTTAGGATTCTCTGCCAGCTTTTCCTCGACGGTAGCAGGGTCCCAATCCATCGGAATACGGTAAGACTCTCCAGTGCTCCCATTAATTAGGAAGTCCACTTTCTCAATCTGCTTGTACTGGCGTTCTATAATCAGGTAATTCTTTCTAGTCGGGTCTTCTAAGTCTTCCGCCCCGTCGCTGGCAAACTCAGCGTCGGTCCCGCCGAAACTGCCGTCCTCGTCCAGCTTAGTATCGTTGTCAGAATGGACTGTCGTGCCGTGCGCTATCACAGCGTCCACATACTTCTTGCCATAGCGTCGCTCGATGTCCATTAACGTCTGTCTGGACACGATCATCACCTCGTTCCAAGTATCAGGATCATACTCGTCTGCGTCGGGGTCTGGAATAACTGAACGGGGGTTCGGAGTTGTTATGGAAACTTTGCCCATGTGGTTATCGTCGAAAGCTATCCGCACGTCGTAATACGCCCGCGACGTTACAATCCCTTCCAGGAATAAGTTCGAGTCTAGGTGCTCTAGTTTCTGGTCGTTACTTACGTCTATGTAGACCTTGTTGAGCAACGTCGCAGTATCAGATGAGCCATTAGCCGAAGGTACGAATTTCACTTCCGTACGGTTTTGCTGGTATTCACCCAGCATCGTCTGGACTATAGGCTTGATCTTATTAATTGTGAGGGCGGGGCGCTTGGCAGTTTTTAATGCCTTAATGTCTTTCTCGTCCCACTGCTCAGAGAAAAGGAATTTGTTACATAGGTTGGCCTTGGCGACGAATCTATCGTGGCCTTTTTTTCTAGCGTACACCAGCCGCGCATGATTGTTCTCAGCTGCGGTGGAAGCTGAAACTGGTTTTTTAGGTGCGTCTTTCATTGTGACATATACCCTAAGTCAGCGCCGGAGCCCTGGTTTCTGTAGTATTCCTCCAGCATTTGCTCGGTTGACTTACCACTGCTGGGGGCGGAGTAGGTTTTTATAGTTGGCCTATTATGTACCATACGCACCAACCATGCTAGAGCATCCACTATATCATCATTCACGCCGGAATCAAACCGCAGCAGTTCCTCCTTGGCCTTGAGCATCCACGGCTGGTCTTTAGGAAACCACACTCTGTGGTTGTTCATCCAGCCCTGCAGCGGCGTAGCTCTTACGCGCTTATCGTTGATGGGTTTTAGGATGTCGCTGAATAGTGGTGTAGTGTTCTTTTTTTTGAACGCGGCTTTCAGGCGTTGCTCAATGGCCAGCCAGATCTGCCCATGCTCAATTCCCAGTGCAGCGGCGTTTGATTTGTACTTCATGTACATGTTGACGATGGCTTGGAGCTGATCTTTGTCTCGTACGCGATTCCTGAACATGTCAAGGATATACAACTCGTTCACCCCGTCTCTAGGTATCAGGGCTCCAGCTACGCCTACGGTATAGTCGTTGTTCCTGCGTAGGCCGATCGCAAGATCCCAAGCGAAAAACACAGGGTATTGGTGAAGCTGGGGGACGTTATTGTAGTACATAAAGTCCTCTTCCCTGAAATACTCCCCGGACGCCGGGATAGGGTTCTGCTGGAACAAGGCGCTCCATTGGTTATCCGGCATATTGACTTTTTTACGCAAGAGGAATTGTCGGGAGTACCGAGCTGGGTGCAGCGCATCTCCTGTCTTACGTACCAGAATCCTATTTTCGTAAGGCTCGTCGAAGAAATCGAGCGTCGTCTTATCTATGTATTCGTCACTTTCTGCGATAGCGGGGAACGATACTACTTCCCAGTTCTGCAGGTACTCTTCTGCGATCCCGTCTTCCCGGTTCTCCTTTTCCAATCTCAGCTGCCAGCCGGACAAGTCGTCGTCATTCCAGCGTGTCTGGACTACGATCACCCCGCCTTGTGGTGCCAGTCTATTCTCTGCAGTCGTGGTGTACCAGTTCTTTACAGTTTCCCGGATAGTAGGTGACTGAGCGTCCTCATAATCCTTGATGGGGTCGTCGATAATGAATACGTTTGCTCCAAAACCTGAGATACCAGTGCCTACGCCAGCGCACTTCAAACCGCCGCGCTTAGTCGTCATCCACTCTTCGGCGCTGGTGCTCGTCTTATCTAAATTCGTTTCAGGAAAAACAGCCTTGTACTCTGCGCTGTCTATTCTTTGGCGGTTAGCCTTCGAGAACCTGATAGGTAGGCCGATGGTATGGGAGGCCATGATGATCTCCCACTTCGGCTCTTTACCCAGTATCCAAGAGGGGAAATTATTGGAAACGATCTCGGACTTTCCGTGCCGAGGTGGAACAAATATCATGAGCCGTGGCTGCTTGCCTGCTTTAACGTCTTCATAAAACTTCTCTAGCTTGGCAGCGAATACTTTATGCACCCACCCCACTTTATAGTCCGGCATGAACCTCTGTATGAATGGGATTAGGTGCCGTCGCGAAAGCTCGCGCTGCGCCATTTCTTTAGCCGCAACATCTTCTTTTTTTAGTCGCCTGACTTCACTGAATGCGGCTGCTTTGGGTTTTGGCTTGTAGGCACTGGCTGGAGGCTGCTTTACTTGCTGACGCTTCTTTTTATGTTTAGCTAGTCGCTCTTCTAATTTCCCTGACTCCTCAGCTATTAGGCATTTGCGGCAAGTTTTATCAACTAGGCTACCTAGCGTCTTATTAGTTACACTACTTCCACACTTAGCGCATGGGAAAGACCGGCTAGACATCAGTGCCGTCACTCCGCCTAAAGTCATCCTCAGAGAGCTCGATCGTACTGCCTGACCCCGCTATACGCGCAACGTCCGCCGTATTCATGGACTTCATGGTGTTGATAAGGTCGATGGCTTCTTCCGGCAAGTCATGGATGACTCGTTCAGGTGCGTTCAAGCCTTGTAGCTTGGCCAAAGATTCCCAGCCTCTAATTTCTGTAGCTGGCTCCCCCAGCATCTTAGCCCGCCCGATAGCGTCGAGAATACCCTCCACCACATTCTCTCTGCGGATCTCAAAACGCTTTTCTTGGTGTTGGCGGACTTTGCTTAGGTATCTCACGACCCGCTCGTCTTTCAGTATTCCCCTGACTGACGCAGTTGACAACCCTGCGTAAGCAGCGGCTTCCGCAGTGGTCATTCCCATAGACCCGATAGCCTCTACGACTTTTAGCCTGCGAGTGTGCGCGGATTCGTTATTAGCTAACTGGTTCATAACCCATAAAACCCTACCGCTGTTAGAAGAACGCCTGCCGTTCCAGCTATCCCAAAACGGAGTAACCTGCAGCTGTTAGCTTCATCCATGTACAGCTGTCTATACAGATCGGCCAGCTGCTCTGTGGATCTCCCAGCGAGTATTAGATGCAGAACTTGTAGCTCCTGTGCCTGTATCTGGGCATTACGAAGCTTTAAAATGTCGGTATTAGAGATAGCGGCTTCCACAAACAGTTCAAGCTTGACGAACTCCTCCACTGACATGAGTATAGTATTGTCGTCCAGAATTTCCACGTTTGGAGCCTGCGGGAGTTGGATGTATGTAGTGTCGCTGAACGAAGGAGTCCAGTCCCTGAAGGATCTATCGACCTCGGGGAGATTAAGACCGGCGCAGCCCGTTACGCTTGCGATAGCTGTCAACCCTATCAGCAAGATTACTATTGTTTTTCCGTAGCTCATCTAACTTTTCCTCGCCTTTGAGTTTGGCAGCGTCTGCTCTTAGCCTATGATAATTTATAGTTTTCTGAGTTTCTCGGGCTTGCTCTATATGAACAGTCTTCGACGCGGATTCTTTGTTCAGTGCGTCTATAACCACCTTCTTTTTATGGGAGCTTCTGCCCTCAAGCCAAAAGAAAATAACAGCGGTGATCATTGTAGCTACTGCTACCATGTATGCCCACGCCCTTTTCATTATGGATCCCCGGACAGTGTTTTTGCAAATTCCGGGAAGAACCTTTTCGCCAGCGCTATTACTAATTTATAAGTGACTGGGGATATCAATGCTGCAAAACAGGCTAACCAGAATGCCCCCCAGTCCCAAGCAAAACCTGGCGGGGGAGCCAGAGTGTATGTCGGTAAGAAAGCAGCTACGGCAGCGAAGAGTGTAGCGCGGCCTCCATGTAGCTTAGGCAGGTTAGTTTTCAGTACCTGCGTAAGAGCCCAGGAAATAGATAACCCTAGAAGCAATGCTAGAACGTGCGCTTGGTCTAAACCAATGACATCAATTAGATCGCGTAGCCAGCCCATCATGCTCTCCTTACCTTGTCAATTAGTGCCCAAAATTGGGCGCTGTTTTTATGTAGAAAGACCATCTTACCCTTGTAGTCCCTTACCCAGAAAATCCTTTTACCTGGTCTGCAATCCAAATGCATCATCGGGCCGGGTTGGAATTTAGATCTGCGGGTATCTAGGTACAGTCCGAACCCTCCCCACAGGGGATTCTCCATCGCTGCCAGCCAGCAATCCAATACGTTAGAGGCTGGGAAGAAATCCGCAGCGTCAGATAGCCTGCCCTCTGCATAATGCCTGCTGGTTTTACTACCTGTAAATCGTGCCCACCCGTCTGACAACCTAGATGGGTGAAGCGCTATACCAGATCCCTCCCTGAGCGTATCCATCCCTACCAAAACCTTAGAATCTACGTACTCTAAAATCCCTGCATCACTCCACTCGCTTGGGTTGAAGTGCCTGCTGTTTGGTAAGTATTCTAAAGCCGTAGCCATCTAGTCATCTCCACGTTCTATGTAGCGGTTGAGCTTGTCTTCTATCCGGCTTAGCTGCGAGCGCAACTCAACTCGGTCCGACTGCATCTGACTGTTCGCCCGCGAAGCTGCCATTTCAACTGCGGCAATGCGTATCTGGTTTTTCTCGATTTCCTGCTGGGTGACTTGACGGCTTAACTCACCTGCGGCCCTGTTGGCCTCTATCCTACGGTCCGTAGTAATGACCATAGCCACGATCGTTATAGTCAGCGCCGCCGTAGTTATCAAATGGCCTGCCGATAGGGACTTGTTTAAGTGCCACTTCTGCTCTCTGAACGGCTTGTCGTCATTTGTTAGGGTTGTCTCGCTCATGTCCGCGACGTCCTAGTGACTAGCTGTTGAAAAGCGGTGTAGGGCCAGCGTACCGCACGTGCCGCTACGGGGAGCCAGCTGTCGCCTTGCCCGCGAGCGTACCCAGACATGGCCGCAAAGCCCAGTAAATACATACCCACGATAAATTCTATAATTACGCCTAACATCACACGCTCCTGGTATTTGAGTGCTGCGGGTATTCTACACTAACCGCTGGTCCATTACGATCACTTCACCATCGTGCTCCAGCGTAAGCCCTTCATCAGTAACCTCTATGTGGCACTCTATGTCGTCCGAGAACTGAGCTTCCTTGGTGCTGAGGAATGAGCTTCGAGTAACCAGACATGAACCACCGTTCAGGTCGTTATCAAGGTTCAGGTAGCGCCATTGAGCTGGCTGGAATAGCCACCCTGCCTGACCAAACTCGTTACGGATCAACAGCACACCTTCATGCTTACGCCCATTAACTTGATCAGAGTCACACCACCAGCCGCTGCCTTCTCCTGCTACAGCAGCCATCGACAGCAGCATCTGCCCTCTATGCCCGTCTAGTACGAACATGAACTCACCAATAAACGCATCATCGAAGCCAATACGTCCTCTGCCTACATCGACCAGCCTACCGTCGATCTCGTCACGGATAATCACTTTGGCAACGCCATCAACTACTGACCCTTGAACAGTCATCCACCGCCCATGTCCTCGTCCTTCACGCTGTTGAGTCTGAGTGAACCAGCAGCCGTTGAAGCTTTCTGGCATTGGTGTGCCGTCGTCCTGTACATAGGCTGGCTTGTAGAACATCACTAGCCCCTGCTTACCAAACCGTGTGTCTTCCCAAACACCTGAGTGAACAGCGTTGACCGGCATCGTACTGATCACGGGTAGTGGCTGTGTTGGGTGTGGTGTACCTACCCCTAATAGCATCCCGCTCTTGCGGGCTGAGACGTGTAGCATACCGTCGATGTATGCCAGTGGTTCAATCTGCCAGCCTTTGTACTCAAGCCGTTCGCCCATACGAACTACGCCTACAGTGTAGTTGCCACTGCTGGCCAGTTCATGCACATGCAGTGATTCTGCTGGCCCACCGCTGGTGTAAAGACCTAGCGGTGTGCGTTGAGATAGGTAAATGCCCATCCCGTTGTTTGTATTGTCACCCAGCAAACGCACTGCGATGTTAGCGCCGTCCGGTATAGCTGACGGGATTGACTCGACAGGTACCAGCACTGCTGTTACTGAGTCGGCTGATTCAAGCACATGGTCATCCCATAACAATCCCATTGATCGACGTGAAAGAGCGTTCATCCTACGTTCTAATGAACCCATGCAATCGCTACCGTCAATTCTTGAATACTCATTGGAAGTACCATCAGCCTTCCAGTCTTTGTTATGTGGAGCGCCTTGACCGTGGCCGATGGTTTCGTGTACCGCGAGTTTTATGCGCCCCATCGAAATGTAGACGGATGAAAATGCGCCTGAGTTATGCCCGCCAGCGCCGTTAAACAATGGGCCACCAAAGGTCAGGTGATCGGTAGGAACCCAATCGCCCCAAGCTCCGGTGTCAAGGAAGTCGAAGATTGCCCTTCGGAAAAATGAATGCGGGTGCGTACCTACATCTGATCGTATGACAACACCCCGGACTTCTTTCACTAACCACGGTGGGTTCTCTTGATCTAACCACGACTGCATTTCTCGGACGCGCTGATCGCAAATCCGCTGCATCAAATCTTCGTGGGACTGAGTTGCGCCGGGTCTGATGCGAACGTAAATGCCCAGCCGCATATCGTTGACATTATGTGACCCCGGCCCAGCTTCTGCCGCAACCACCCAAGACAGGAACTTAATCGACTCATCAGTAACTTCAACCTCAGCATCAACGAACTCATTAGGCTTAGGGAAGTCAGCAGACTGATCGACCTGCCAAGACTGGCGCATGTCCGGTGTTTCAAATAGAAAGCCAGTGTCGTGGCCGGTTATAGTCTTGACTGTGCCTGATATTTTCATACTTGATATTCCATGTTAATACAGTTTGTTTGTGCTTGATAGTTTCATTTTAATATGCTGCTAATATACAGCCATAATGTGGATTGCTATTTACATTGACTCCCTGAAGCTTGCCACACTCCGTGCCATGCTTCCCTGCCCCGGCCAAGTGCCGGGGATTTTTTATTACGGCCCCTTGGTAACTATCATGCCGCCTCGCAGAAGGCTTGCGGACGCAGAGTTTAGCCTGCGGAGTCGGA